CCGTCGATGGCGCCGGCTGGAATATCCTCGCCTTCGATAAGAAGAAGCAACAGATCGTCAAGGTTGCCGCCGAGCAGCCAAGGCTTAGTGGACGCAACGCAGTCATCCTGAAAATCAAACTCTCGAACGGTGAAGCGCTTCGCGTTACACGCGATCACAAGATTCTTACTGTCGAGGAAGGCTACATTGAGGCTCAGTTCTTGCGCCAAGGTGTTCTGTTAGTTGGCGCAAGGGCAGGATTCGACACCAAGAACAAGACCATGCTGACGGTCAACTCGCCCGGCGCTGTGTGGGTCTCAGAGAACCCTGTACCAGATGGCGTCGAAGACGTCTTCGACGTAACAACCAGCACACACAATCTCCTCGTCAATGGTGTTATCTGTCACAACTCAGCCTTCCACTATTTCGCCAACGATTCGACTCAGCCAAATCTCGATAACGGGAGGGTTGTTTGGGTTAAATCGCCCGACGAGGCGCTTGTAGACTCGGCCGATACGCTTATCAAGCGGCGGCTCCGCCTCGAAGATGACCTCTTCTCTATTGCTTATCAACTGTGCCAGTATGGAAATTCGATGAGCGAGGTTTTGGTCACCGAGAACGGAGTGGTCGGTCTCAATTCATTGGCTGTGCCAACAGTGCGGCGCATCGAGAAGCTTAATGGAAGTCTGGTCGGCTTTGTTCAGGATGTGACTGGTCGGTTTACGGCAAACCAAGACGAACTTCGACGCATGCTCGCCGGATCTATGGAGATTCCTAAGCATGTTGCAATGTTCGAGGATTGGCAAGTTTGCCATTGGCGCCTGAGATCAACCGCGCGCCGCTCTCCTTACGGCCTCTCCTGCGGGGAGGGGGCGCGCTGGATCTGGAAGCGTCTTGTGATGATGCAAGATGCTGTAATGATCTACAAGCTCTGCCTGCGCGGCGATTCGCAGATCTGGACCCCTGAGGGTCGGAAGGCCATCAAGGATCTCAAGGAAGGTGATGAGGTCTATTCCTACACGACCGCAGACAAACTGAAGAAGACTAAGGTCGTCTACAAGAAGCATAACGGTCAGGACAAGATCTACCGGGTTTACGGGCCGACTCGCGAGATCTTTGCGAACAAGACCCACCCAGTTCTTGTTGAATCTAAGACGCCGGAAGGTGCAAGGCGTCTCAACTATGTTGAGGTCCAGGACATTCGTCCTGGTTACCACCGGTTCGTTACCCCTCGGAGGAACGATGATGATTTCGTAGACATCGGCGAGACGGAGCGCTCGGCGCTGGCGCTCGGCGAGCTTCTCCGGGGCGAACGATTACCAGATCGTGTATTCCAAGCTTCAAGAGACATCAAGCGATTGATCTTGCGCGGGCTCACGGATTCCTTGAACGAGGAGACCGTTTTCTATCGAGCCGAGAGGGATGCCGTCGACGACTTCCGAGATCTTGCCATGCAAGCAGGGTATTTGGTTACCCTTCCGCTAGAGGAGGAAGCTAACCAGTGCGTTGTTGCGCTCACATTCTGTGATGCGCCCCCTTCTGCTGCTATCGATGCTGTCGAAGAGATCAGCACAGATGACATCTGGGACATCGGCGTAGAGGCAGAAGAGCACAACTTCATCGCCGACGGGGTTTGTGTGCATAACACAAGAGCGCCGGCCCGTTACGCGTTTTATGTGGATGTTACTGACGTTCCATCGAACCGCGTCGAATCCTTCTTGAAGCGTGCCAAGCGCGATCTCAAGAAGAAGAAAATGGTCAATCCAAACAACAACTTCCTCGATATGCGGTACAACCCGCTTTGCCTGTCGGGCGATACCAAGATCCCACTGCTCGATGGAACAGAGAAGACACTGCTGGAGATGGTCGATGCTCACGAGCGCGGCGAGGAGCAGTGGGTCTATTCGGTCGACGTCAATAACGGGAACAAGCTCGTTCCGGGCAAGGTCTCCTGGGCCGGCGGGACGCGCAAGAACGCGCAGCTTCTCAAGATCACGCTCGATAACGGTGAATCAATCAAGGTCACGCCCGATCACAAGATGATCCGTCGCACCGGCGAGTTCGCCGAGGCGCAGACTCTCAAGGTCGGCGACTCATTGATGCCATTTAGGAGAAAGAGAGGAAGCGGAGCATCTGGGCTTGGAAATAAAAGCGTGCCCGGGAATTACGACCGCGTTTACGATCCGGCGACTAAGACGTGGAAATTCACGCACCGTATCGTTATCTCTGCGCTGGAAGGTTTTGACTACAACGACCAAACGTGGATTTCACACCACAAGGACGAGAATAAGCTAAACAACTGCCCGTCAAATCTAGAGCCCACCACGCGTGCGTGTCATGTAATGGAGCATCGGGAGCTTAATCCTGAAGTAGAAGAATACCGACGACGCCGCGCTGCCGAGAAGTTGATCGCTTACAGCAAGACCGACGAGGCTCGTGTAGAGACGGCAGAGACCAATCGGAAATACGACAAACCTGCGCTCATGCGCGAGGCGATCACCCCAGAGATCCGCGAGAAACAGAAGCAAGCTGTTGCCGCCTCCAAGAAGGAATTTTGGAAGGATAAGAAGGCGGCGCAGGCTTCCAAGAGGATGCGCTACGTGTTCTCTGATGAGTTCGTATCTGCGGTCCGCAATATCATTCTGGAAAACCCTAAGGCCGGCGCTCCGACCATTGCGCGCATAGCAAATGAGTCTGGTCTGGTCGAAATCCTCAAGCGTGACAACCCTACCAAGGTTAACAAGATCAAGAAAATCCATCGTGATCTCATCCGTTGGATGTGTCACGCACGCGGATTCGAGAACCTAAAGGATTTCAGGGGCGTTGTCCTGAATAGCGTAGCTCTGGCCGTTGCACTATCGGCGCCCGATAACCACAAAGTAGTTGCTGTCGAATTCCTCAGTGAGCGCGAGGACACATACACCCTAACTGTCGAACCTGCGCATACATTTGCTGTATCTTGCGGCATTGCTGTAAAAAACAGCAATGACGAGGATTTCTTCATTGCGGTAAGAGAAGGACGCGCACTTTCCCGCGTTGAGGTTCTCTCCGGGCCGGATTACCAGAATGTCGACGATGTTCTGATGTTTCAAAAGATGCTGCACGCAGCGCTGATGGTTCCGCGCGCATATCTTGGCGGAGATGACGGCGCGCCAAATCGTGGACTGCTCAGTAACGAGGACGTTCGCGCGGCAAGGGTCAGTCTGCAAGTTCAACGCGAACTAAAATTAGGTATCGAGCGCATCATTCGCACCGACTTTGCGGCGCGCGGGTTCCCGAAACCGTGGGACCTAGATTTTGAGGTGATGATGACCGTCCCCTCGAATATCTATGAACTAGCGGCTATGGAAGTCAAAAACGCTCGCGCCGATTTTGCCGCGCGCGTTCAGCCCTACGTTTCCATGCGTTGGATTCTCGAAAACGTCTTCAAAATGTCTGACGATGAGATGACTAAGGTCGAACAGGAACGTCAAAAAGAGGCGGAGCGCGCAGATCGTATGGGGATGGACCCGTCCTTTGGTTCCTTTACTGGCGGAAAACCTCCGTCTCCGGAGGAGCAAGCTGGTGCGGTTCCTGGCCAAATTCCCCAGGAAGGGCTTCCTCCCGGCCAGGGTGGAGCGCCTCCGCAGCCGCAGGAACAAACTCCCCAGACCGCCGCAAAGCGTTATGACAATACGCGTCGTCTAGAGGAGCAGCGCCATCGCGAATCACGCAGAAATCACCAAAAACTGGTGGATTCGCTTGGTGCGCTTCAAGAAAATGACCAGAGATTTGCGCGACAACTTGCTGAGACAAAAGCGTTCATGAAGGAATTCAAAGACGCGGCGCTTAAGAATGTAAGCGGACGAACTGTCGCAGTACCCTCGGCCAGTTCTCGCCGGTTTTCATCATAATCTTTCTAAAACATTGAAAAAATTTGAGTTTTCCCGCAAATAACGTTGACGCGTATAGATATAGACGTAACACTAAGAACTTAAGGAACCACTTTAATGCCCGTAGTTCTCAAAAGTCAGCAGGCGGCAGTTGTCGATGCATTGCGCGCAGTTCGTAATGCCGATGACGAGCTTTCGCGCATCAAGGAAAATTCCTTGGAAGCGCAGCGTAGCGCCCTGCTAAGACTGGTAGAGGATTCAAACTGGCGTTTTGGTCCTGCGCACCTTCTTGCTACTTTTCCACATCACCTAGTTTGCAAAGCACCCAACGGTTCTTTGGTTCAGGTCGAGTGGACGCGCGAAACCGGTGCTTACAAACTAGGGCGCGCCATTGTCCATGAGACGGCCACGCCGGTCGCCGACCTTGGTCGCGAGCTAATGGAAACTGCGCGCGCGGCCGTAGACCTTGTTCTCGAAGAAGATTTTGAGAACGCCGAGCCTATGATCGCGACTATTACTGAGGCTCTGGACGCTGGCGGTGATCTTCAGCGTCGCGTGAGCAATGAAATCACACTCCGCAGTTTGACGCGGAACGCCTGGTGGCATCACGTTGTTGGTGACCGGACGGGCATCGAAGAGAAGATTCCTCATCCGCAGATCGAGGGTGAAGACGCGCTTAGCCGATCTGTTACCGATCTCCTCGCTTTCCTAAAGGAATCGGCCGCAGACGCCTCTTTTACTCTGCGCTCTCTGGCCAGCACCGACCTCGCCAAAGACGTCGAGGCCCTTGCGCAGGATATTGCTGAGGATACGCAGCGCGCTATTGCAGCGCTCGTGGGAATCAACAAAGAAAACCAAGAGGAGATGGTGCAAATTTATGAGGCAGTCGTGTCGGCCTCTCCGCGCCTTCTCAATGGACTTGAGTTCCTTAAGGAACTATCGCAAGAAACACCGATAGCCGAAGCACCAACGGGCTAAGAGGCCAGGAGCGAAAACTATGATGTTGCCCACCCAGGGACCGACCTCTTCTCTTATGGAAGACCTCCTCGATCTCGGCCTCGTTGAGAGCCAGAACCAGGACAATAGCCTTACCGAGGCGAACAAGGGCGCACCGAGCACCGACAACAAGAAGGGTGCTGGCTACGCAAAGTCGGATGACAAGGGCGGCGATTATGCCGGACCCGATGACGGCAAGGAGGGCTACTACAAAGAGGGCGAATTCATGCTGAATGTCGGCGATGGCCCCGCCGGTACTCGCAAGAACGTTCCCGTCCGCTCAGGCGGTCTGGATCGCGCGGACGTCGGCCCGTCGGCCTCCAATCCTGCCAAGAATGAAGATGATGGCGAGTTCGGCGAGGTTGTTACCGACAGCGCCAACAACAAGATGGTTCCCGCCTTCATGATTCCTACGGAGCAGGAGGTTGAAGAGGTCCAGCAGCAGGAAGCCGAGCAGGCGCAACATGATCTGCTGGCCCGCGCCTGGGAGACCATCCACGCCTACTTTGCTGAGGATAACGACGGCCTCAATGAAGAGGGGCTGCGCGGTGTTATCAACGCTTGCGGGCACGCCCTTAACGTGGCGGTTGAGGATATTGCCGGTCTAACCACCGATAACGAGCGTCTGTCCGAGGCTGTCGAAGAGCTTACCGGACTCCTGCACGAAGCCGAGAAGGGCGACCCGTCGGAGGGTGGTTATAGCGACGACGATGACGATGACGATGACGATGACGACCAGTCCAAGAAGGGCACGCCCGATTTCTTCAAGGCCATGAAGAAGAAGAAGGGCAAGAAGGAAGAGTCCTATCAAGCCGTCGCTAACCTTAACGAGAGTCTGGCGGATTCTTCTCTTCTCGATGAGATTCGTAACATCGGCAGTGACGACCGCCCGACCCGTGCTATCGACGCCCAGTCGAAGCTGATTGAGGGCTTTGAGACCGCGCGGGATTCTTCACGTGAGATCGTCGACCGAATCGTTCAGGTCATTGCTGATGACCAGGGAATCGAAGAGGCGAAGAATCTTCAGTTGGATGAGAACGACGAACGCGTTCAGATCGCCCGGTTCTTTGAGAGCATCGCCCAGAGCGCCGAGAACTACCTGAGCCATCTGGCCGAGGGTGAAGTTCCTTTCCGCGTTGCCGAGGCAGATCTTACCAAGATCCACAGTGACATGGAGCGTGGCATTGAAGCCATGCACACGGTGGAGTAAGGACCCAGTCGAGTTAGGTACGGTTATCGACTGAGTCTGGAGTAAATACCATGACCATCAAAACAATGAGCCCACTGCTTGAACAGCGCTTCCGCGCTTCCGCCTCCGAGGCAAGGAAGCCAGAAGTTCTGATCGACAACATGCTCACCGAATCCGATGGCCTGACCATGATGCAGGTTTTGGAGGAGGGAAAGGGAGCCGGCGGTCCTCTGATCGTTGAGGGTAAGGTCGGCCAGTGCGGAACTCCTACTGCAAACAAACGGCTTTATGAGCGCCGTATCATGGATCGCGAGATCCAGCGTCTTCAGGAGAAGATTAAAAACCGCGCCTCACTCGCCGCTGTCGATCACCCAGGTGACGGGAAGTGCCTCGGAAAAGGTACGCCTGTATTGCTTTCTGACGGACGTCTACTTCCTGTAGAGAGCATCGTTCCCGGTGATCGTCTGATCGGTCCAGACGGAAAGCATCGGAAGGTGCTGTCGACAACTTCCGGCAAGGCGCCGCTTTATCGCGTCGACCCGATTAAAGGCGAGTCGTTCGTTTGTAACGGACCGCACGTTCTTACGCTGATTCAGACGTCCACCGGCGAATTGATTGACATTCCCGTTGAGGATTACATCGCGAAGGGCGTTTACTTTAAGAGCCGCTACAAGCTCTTTAGTGTCGGCGTCGATGAGTTTGACAACGATCTACCACCTCCGCGCGTCGATCCATATTTTGTCGGCGCGTGGTTCGGTGACGGCTCGAAAAGCAATACCGAATCGGTCTCCGAAGGTGAGAGACTGCGCTCCGTCGCATTGACGAATATTGACCCCGAGGTCATTGCAGTTTGCGAAGAGACCGCTCGCCGATGGGAACTGAGCGTCAACGAAGTTCCTAAGGCAACTACTGAAGCGTCAACCTACTACATCACGGGCGCTAAGGGACAAGAGAACCAACTGCTCCGCGCAATGCGTGATCTCGTCGGTGCAGAGCAGACAGTTCCAGATTCCATTCTTCGCGGGAGTCGGGAAACTCGTCTTCAATTTCTCGCTGGATTCATCGACACCAATGGCGAGCTTAACCACAACTGCTTCTACATCACTCAGAAGCGCGCCGATTGGGCGGATGCACTCTACTTTGTAGCCAAGTCGTTGGGTTTTGGCGCTACTCGCGGACAGAGGGTCGCACGAAGTCAAGATGGGTATGAGGGTAGTTACAGCACGGTAACTATCTTTGGCGACGTAGAGCAGATTCCAACGCGCGTTGCATACAAGAAGGCTGCGCCTCGTCAGCGAAACACTGACGCAACCAGAACCGGATTCTCGATCACTGCTCTTGAGGAGGGTGATTACTACGGGTTCGAGGTTGATGGCGATGGACGCTTCCTTCTCGGCGATTTCACTGTTACACACAACAGCCGAATCCGCGAGGCGGGGGCTATTTGTCTCGGCCTCCGCGTAGAGTCTGATGGTTCCGTCTTTGGGAAATACGAGATCGTCGAAGAATCCTCGGGCGGTAAGGATCTTGCAGCCTTCCTGCGGCGAGGCTGTTCCATTGGCATGTCCTCGCGCGGGCTAGGCTCGACGCGGATGGACGGGTCAGGCAACCACGTCGTGGGAGAGGATTTCAAACTCCACGGCTTCGATTTCGTCGCAGATCCGGCTTGCCGCGATGCCTTTCCGGCCCTCGTCTCGGAGGACATCGACCCGGCTGAGGTGACTGAAAACGAGCTTCGCGTTCGTTTCCCTTCCCTTATCGAGCAGATCGAAGACCGCGCCCGCCAGGTCGGCGCCGAAGTTCTTCAGGAAGAAGCCTCGTCAACCGTCCGCGGACAGGTTGAAGCTGAATACAAACAGGCGCTTGATGAGGCGCGCGACAAGCTGCGCGAGGAAATCAAACTAGAGGTGCTGGCCGAGTGCCGCGAATCTCTTCGTGATGACTTCGCCGCCAAGCTGCTCAATGCAATCCAGCAGACAAAGACTGAGGCACTAGAGATCGCCAAGTCCGAGCTTCTCTCGGATCCCAAGGTCGCAGGGGCCAAGCGGTTTATGGAGGAACTTGCCGAGCGTATTGTTCCCTTCCATCCCGATCCCGAGCGCCGGTCTCTTATGGACGCTCACGAGGAAGAAATCAACTCGCTTAAGGAGCAAGTCTCCCAGCACGCTAACGCGTTGGAGGAGGCTGCCTCCGCTAAGCAGGCAGCAGAGGAGCACGCCCGTAATTTCGGGAAGCGTCTCTTCGTAGAGCGGTCGCTTCGGGGCTTTGACCAGGCCGGCGAGATGCTCTCCATGATCGGCGATCCGGATAGTTTCGATACTGTCGAGGAGCTTCAGGAGCGCGTCCGCGCCGTTATCCGCCAAGTGAATGAATCTGCTGCCCGCGCCGAGGAGCGCGCGAACGAGGCAGTCAAGATCGAAGAACACAAGGCGCAGCTTGCGGCCACCAAGGTCGGTCGGCTCGAAGAGCAGCTTGGTCATGTTCGGACCCAGCTAGCCGGACGAGTCGAGAATATGTCGACTCGCTATCAGAGCGAGCTTAACGAGCGCGATGCACTTCTCGCAGAAGCGGCCGACAAGATTGAGCGCCTTGAGCGTGAGACGGCAGCCGCGCAAAACCTAGCTCGGGAGGCAGACCTCCTGGCGTATGCCACTCGCCGTGCTCAGGGCCACCCCCGTCGTGATGACATCATGGCGGCAGTCCGCAGCGGTCGAGTGGCATCGAAGGATGGCGTCCGCCAGTTGGCGGAGCAATGGGAGAACCGTGGCGAAGAGCCTGGTGGGGCGGCTGAGCGAATTCGCCGGTCTCTCGGGCGCGGCCGGGAAGCTCCAACCGAGCGTGATTACGCCAGTTTTAACGGACTCATGGAAGATCGCCAACCCGTGCCAGGGTTGGAATCTTTCGACACTACGATGGGCGAGATCAAGCGACTCGCCGGAATCGGAAACAGAAGCAACGGCAGAAGGCGTTTCTAGGAGGGACCCTCATGTTCCAGGCAAGGCAAATGATCGCCGAAACCGCCGAGGGATGCGCCCTCGCAGACCACGGTCTAGTTCGGCAGTACGTAAATAAGTGGGAACCCCTTCTTGAGGGGATCGAGAACGAACTTGATAAGTTCGCTCCTCGTGGACAGGCAGACTACGTTCGTAGTGTGGCTGCTTTCATGTTGGAGAACCAGGCTCGGCACCTAAAGCGGCTTTCTGAGGAAACTCGGGCGCTTTCGGTCGGACCGTTCTTGAAGTTTGTGTTCCCGGTGATCCGCCGCGCGGCGGTTCGTCTGGTTGCAACTCAGATCGCGTCCGTCCAGCCGATGACCGGTCCTATCGGTGGTATCGCGTTCTACCGTCCGCGGTACGCGACCAACAAGGGACAGGTTGTTGCAGGCTCCGAGATGAACAAGGTGTTTAACAAGTGGTATTCATCGAACTTTATCGATGGAGAAGCTGTCGGCACAGGTAACGGTTTGAACCTCGCGTTCTCCCGTAACCTTTCGTTCCCTCGCGTTCTCGCGGGCACGATGCGTGTTTTGGTTCGTACCGCTGGTACCACGGCTGCTGGTACTTTGGTTGCGACCGATAACGGCACCGGTGGTTTTACTGCTGTTGCTGGCCAGTCGATATCTGTTTGCCTCGTGGCTTCCACCGGTTTCGGACAAGGGTCTCTGGTTCCAGCCGGGCCACGGCGAT